GTGCAGCTTCGTGGATGACGCGGAGGAGCTCCTCATAGGAGAAGCGCAGACTCGACGCCACGACGGTGTACGTCGGCGGTTGGTGCGGTACGTAGAACTTACTGACCGTGACCCGCTGGATCTGAAAGTCCCCCGACAGGTTGATCGGCGGACCGAGATTAATCGTGACGGTTCGTCCCGCGCGGGTGTTGATGTCGCGACAGGTGTACGTGACGGTGATCAGTCCGACCTTGCCGTTGATATCGCGCGCGGCCAGCTGCGTGAGGCGCGCTTTGGCGCGCGCGCGTCCTTCCGTCGCGGACAGCCGCCGATCTTGCATCTCGTCTTCGATGATTCCGTCGCTGCCCGGCAGCTGCGCGCGCACCGCGGCTTGAGCGGCGAGGTCGTCCATCTGCACGAAGACGTCGACAGGGTCGCCCTTGAGAATCGGATAGCGGATGGTCCCCGTGCCCGTCGTCGGCACCCCGATCAGCATCGGCGCCGCTACGGCGCTGACGTTGAAGGTAATCGTCGCGCCGATCGACCCGACGCCACTCGCCGGAATACCCGTCAGACTATTCCCGCTGATGCCGGTGTAGCGGATCATCTGCGACGCGACGATCGCCCAGCCGCCCGCTGCGCGGAAGCTGGCGACGCTCGCGCACGGGAGCGCCGTCGAGCCCGCCAGCACATTCCCCGATGGCTGCTGCAGCAGGGACGTATCGGACGTCGGCGCATTGGCACCGAGCGCGGCGTCCGCGATCACGTCGTTATACGCGGTCGTCACATTGTCGGCGAGCGTCCCAAGCAGCTTCAGCTGCGACGCGCCCGCGGCGGTGCGATAGAGGCGGCGCTGGGTGACGGTCGCCGCCCCGATCGGAATCGCCGACAGGTTGACTTGTGCGGCGCTCGCGGCATTCGTCGACGGCGCGGCGGCGCCGAGACTCGCATCGTTGACCGTGTCCGTCAGCGTCGTGGCGACGTTGTCGAGCGTCACAACGAAGTAGAGCGTCGAGTCCCCGATCTTGGTGCGATAGAGCTTGCGGTTGACGATGAACGGTCCGCCGAGCGGCAGCGTCAGCGGGATCTGCTGCAGGACCGCCGTGTTGGCAGTCGGCGGCGCTGCGCCGAGCGCGCTGTTGGCGATCGTATCGTCGTAGGTCGACGCCGAGTTATCGGCGATCGTCGCGAGGAAGCGCATCCCCGCGCCGCCCGAGCGTCGCCAGAGGTTGCGCGACGTGACCGCTCCCGCATCGCTGCCGATCGCGCGCGCGATGTTCGTGAGATGCACCGCTGTTCCCACGTACGCGGTGTTCGTCGCGGGTGCTGGCGGGCCGAGTGCTGCATCGGCGAGCGCATCGTCGTAGGACGTCGCGGAGTTACCCGCGATCGTCGCGACGAAATACATGTTCCCGCCGCCGACCGGCGATCGATAAATCTTGCGCGCCGTCACGCCGCTCGGGCCGATCGGGATGTTGCGGATCGGGATCGTTTGCTGCGGCGGCGTCGGGTTCGACGGCGTCGTGTTCGAGGACGGCGGGTTCTGCCCTCCCGGCGGGCCGGTGAACCCCGACCCCCACGTAAATCCGACATTGCTCGACGAGGTGACTTCGAGCACCCACGCATTGCCCTGACCGGGGTTGAGGCTGTGATAAATCGAGATGCTGACGACCCGCGGATCGGGCGAGGCCGGAACGGTCACGTTGATCGCGCAGGGGGCCACATACCCGGTGTACGTTCCCACCACAGCGCCGCCGTACGGCGACCACAGCGTCTGCCCCGACGACGTGTTGTAGGCATAGCAAAAATATTCCATCGTCCCGATCGGTTGGCTGTTGCCCGCGTGATTGGGATCGGCGACGCATCCGGGGGCGTTCGCCGGGTTCGGTACTTGACCCGTTTTTCCCGGCAATGCTTCACACCAAATGCCCGCGCCGATCGTCGTCTCGCCGCGCGCCGTCACGTACGTCGCTGCATAGACGTGCTGACCGATCGGCACCGCGCCGCCCGACGTCGCCGGGTTCGAGGTAAACGCGCCGGGCGCGGGAACCGGCGTCCCGGCGAGTTGGATCTGTCCGCCGATCGGCGACGGTGGCGTCTGTCCCGCGGCGGTCACAAACGAGACCGCGTAATCGTGCGCGCCGTCGTCGGGTCCTGGCCCGACGGCGCCGGCCGCTGGCGTCGGTCCGCTCGTCGGCGGCGTCACGAGTCCCGTGCCGATCGTCGTGCGCGGTCCCGGCGTCGTCTCGCCCGAGCTCGCCACAAACGTCAGCGCGTAGTCGTGGTTGCCCTGCGCGGGACCGCTGCCCGCGAGCAGCGGCTTCGACGTGTCGAGCGCGGGCGCCGTCGTCGGCGGAGCGATAACGCCGCTCACGATCGTCACGCGTGGCCCCGGCAGCGACTCGCCCGACCCCGTCACGTACGAGACGGCGTAATCGTGCGCGCCGATCGTCACGCCCGAACCCGGTACGACAGCGGCGTTAATCGCCGCAGACGGAGCCGCGCCGGGACCGACGAGGGCGCCACCGCCCCCCAGCACGACGCCCGCGTAGTTGACGCGCTGCTGATTGACGAGCGCGACGCCGCCCGCGGTCTCGTACCACGCGCCGGTCTCGACCGGGATCAGCGCTTCGCCCGGGCTGATCTGTTCGAGCGCGTTCGAGCCGCCGCAATCGCCATACACCCGCGTGACGACTTGCGACAGGTCGCGCGTCCACACGAGATCGCGCGCGCTGCGGTGTCCGAGATTGATCATCGCCGGCGACGTGTCCTGCTTGTACGTGAGGAAGAGATGCACGACGCGCAGATAGTCGCACTCGTAGTCTCCGCCGACGCGGGTCACGAGCTGCTTGAGCGCATCGTCTCTCGTCTGCTCGGTGAAGGTGATCTGGTCGACGATGATCGCGCCGATATCGGAATCGACCTGCAGCGTGTACTGCGTCGCGGTCGCCATGATCGCCGCCGCGATCGTCGCGACCGAGGCATTGGTGTAGTTGCCGCCGATCTTCGTGCGGCCGAGTCCCCAGGTGTAGTCAATCAGCTGCGCGTCGTAGACCATGTTGCGGTCGACCAGCAGCCCGCCGACGTAGCGATGCGCCACACTGAGAATCGTCCCCGCAAATTCGCGCTGCCGGTTGTTGATCGAGCCGAGCGTGACGATGAGGTCCGCCCCTTCGACGGGCACGATGCGATAGAACGTCGCCTGTGCCGTCGTCGGGATGTTGTTCATCGAATCGTTGACGGTCAGCGATCGCGCGAGGATACCCGCGCCGCCGGCAGCGCCGCCGCTGCCGATCTGCTGCCCGCCCATCGAGACGTACGTCCCGTTGTCGTGATAGTTCGAGCGCGTCGCGCCGCTGCGCGCGACCTTCGATAGCGCGAACAGTTTGACCTTCGTGCCGAGCAGCACGGGCCATCCCGAGCGCGTCGCATTCGCGCGCGCGAGTCCCGACCGGGCCGCGGTTTTAGGAGCCATACGGCAAGCGCACGCCCTGAGCCTTCAGCACGGAGACTTGCGCGTCCCCGACCGCGCGCGCGATCGCGTCGGGCGTCCCGAGCGGCTGCGTCACGTTGACCGTCATGTTGATCGTCATCGTCGGCGGCGCGAGTGGAACCCCGCCGAACTGGAGGTTCGAGCCCTGCGAGTCGAGCGGTACGACGGCTTCCTTGCCGTGCAGCATGACCGCGGTGCCGCTGCCGAAGTCGCCCGAGCCGCCCGTACCGAACGACGGAATCCGACCCATGCCGGCGCTGGTGCCCGCGCCCGGCGTGCCGACGCCGGCGCCAGCTCCCATCATGCCGACCGGACCGCGCGCCGCGAGATCATCGTAAAACTTCGTCAGCTCGCGATTGAGATCCTGCAGGTTCGTCGTGTCGAGGGTGATCGATCCGCCGAGCGCCCGGAACGCGCCGCCCGCGGTCGACGCCAGTTGCGTCGTAGCGTCGGCCGCTTTCTGCGCGTTGTCGGCCCACGCGGTGCCGAAGTTATCCGCGGCCTTCTGCGCCTCGATCGCGGTCTGGTGGAACTTCTCGATCGAGCTGGCGGACCACGTCCCGACGTGCGTCAGCGCAATCTCGTAGGTCCGTTGCGCGCCGTCGGCGATCTGCTGCAGCCCTTCCTTCGATTCGGTCGTGGCCGCTTTCTGCAGCGCGGACCAGTCGACGCCGAGCGCATCGGTGCCTTGTTTCCAGCGGGCCTCGAGCGCGTCCCAGTACTGCTGATCGACGATGCCCATCTTGTTCGCCGCGGCGGCGGCGTCGTTGTAGCGTTTGTCGAGCTCCGCGCGGGCGACGTCGGTCGCGGTGCCGCTCTGCTTGACGCGGTTCGCTTCGTACTCGTCCCACAGCTTGGTCGTTTCCTCGACCGTCTTCGCTTCGAGCTTCGCCAGATCGTTCAGCGCCTTCTCGTCGGCCTTCGCTTCGTCGGCGCGCGCCGTCTTCAGCTTTTCGATCGCGGCCAGCTGCGTGTCCGACAGGTCGCTGTAGATGGTTTTGAGCGTGCCCATCGAGACGCCGGCATCGCGATACGCGAGGATCGATTCGACGACGGCGCCATCGATCGTATCGATCGTGCCTTTCCATCCGGCGCCCGCGGACGCGAGCTCCCCGAAGGCCGCTTGCAGCTTCAGTCCGCTGTCGATGTTCTGTTGCGTGTCCTTGTCGAGCGTCGCTTCCATGTCGTGCAGGTTCGCGAGCGCCGCCGTCAGATCGGGCGCCTTGGCGGCGCCCTTCGTCATCGCGTCGGCCATCGCCTGGTATTGCGCGGTGATCGCGGCCGGCGTCTGCGAGGCCAGGTACTTCAGATCTTGGAGCTTCGCCTTCGCCTCGGCGTCGTCGATGTTGATTTTGATCGGCAGTTCCGTCTTGCCGCGGAAGGTGTCCCACGCGGCGCCGGCCCAGCCCCACTCCTCGCCGACGACGTGAATCGTTTCGCCCAGCATCGTGTAATTCGCGACGTTACCGACCGTCGTCGCGGCGGAGCTCGCGAGATCGATGAACGTCGACAGCGGCGGAATCAGGACCCGGCCGATCGCCTCGCCGAGCGCCTCGGCGTGGACCTTCATCGACGCGATCTTCATGTCGAAGGCTTCCGCGTCCTTCGCTTCCTGATCCGTCCACGGATGAATATCCGCGGTCATCTGCAGGCCTTCGTTCAGCTTGAGCAGCACGGGGATCAGTTGGCCGGTTTTGTCGCGGAAGATTTCCGAGTCGGCCGCGGCGCGTTCGGCCGGGTCCGTCGTCGCGGCGAGCGCTTCGGCGATCAGCTCGATCTGCTTGTCGGGGCCGTACGACTTGAGCTCCTCGGTCGAGAGGCCGATCCGCTGCAACCCCTCTTCGACTTTCGTGCTGTCCTCGCCGAGCCCTTTCTGCAGTTTGAAAAACGCATCGCCGATGGTGTTGATATCGGAGCCGGCGACCTTCGCGGCGTTCGAGTACCGCGAGAGGGTATCGACCGAAATGCCGGTCCGCTCGTTCAGATCGTTCAGCTCGCCGCCGGCCTTCGCCGTGCTTTCCGCGAGCTCGAAGGCGGCGACGCCGGCCGCCACGAAGGCCGCGCCGAGGCCGGCGACCATCACCGCCGTCGGGCCGATGGTCTCGGCGAGCGCCGCAAGTCCCTGCTGGGCGGTCGCGAGCGGATGCTCGATGGCGTCGGCCGCGCTGAAGCCTTGGACGAACTCGCCCCAGCTGCTTTCGGCATTCTTCGCGGCGTCGGCGATCGCTTGAATCTGCGGCGGGACCGTCTCGCCGGTCGCGTGCATTTTCGCGATCGCGGCTTCCATCTTCGCGCCGGCCGCGGCGAGCTCGTCGCCGGTCAGCGTCGCGACGCCGCCGACGCGCTCGATCGCTTCCGCCGTCAACGTCGCTTCCTGAATGATCTTGACGCCGGTAAACGAGTTGCTCATCCGGTTCAGTGCGTCCTCGACGCGCACCGATCCGGTTTCGAATCCGCGCAGCTTGTCCTGCGCGGCGTCGACCGCGGCTTGGAAGGCGGAAAAGTCTGCGCCGAGATGACCGACTAGCGGCATTGTTTACCAGTCAGAAGGACCGTCCTCGCCGATCGCGGCGCCGGCCGGCTGGGTGAGCAGCTCGATGAGAATCTCGTAGTCGTCCTCGTCTAGTGCGCGGACCCACTCGACGCGCCAACCGGTTCGAACGGCGATGGAGAGATCGCGGGCGCGTTCGGCTCGCCATCCTGGCCGTTTTTTTCCGCCTCACGTTCGGCGACGATCGCGAGCTCGTGCGCGTCGATGGCGTCGATGATTTCGCGGTACGACTCCGGTTCGAGGCGTTTGAGAATCGCCGTCAGATCGTCGATCGAGACGCCGCGGATCGACGCATCGGGATCGTCATGCTGGACCCAGTCGAGCAGGTACGCCGTCGCGCGCGCCATGTTGAAGGCGTTGTGCTCCAACTTCAGCGCGTCGCCGGCTTTGATGTAGCTGCGCGCCATCATGTCTTGGGTGTCGCCGACAGACAGGCGCTTCCGGACGATCAGCCGGTCGCCGCCCGGTAGCTTCAGCGTCGTGGTATCCGGTCGCACGAATCGAATGCTCATACCGTCCTTTCAGCGTTCCGGGGGGCCGAGAATCGCCGCGAGCTGCTGATCGCCGATCTGGATCGACTCCTCGACCAGCGGCCAGCACCAGAGCCCTTTACGCGGCGTCTCGTAGGGCGCGGTCATCAGCAACGGCCGTTTGACGATCAGGCTTTTGTCGACGCGCGCGAAGGTCGCCACGAGCCGCCAGTTACCCGCGTGTTGACCGTCCGGCTTATGCCGCGCGATCGACCACTGCCGGAGTACCGCGGCCGGCAGATAGCCCCACACGATCTCGCCGCGGTCGCCGCGCAGCCGGACGTTGCCCCACATCGCGCGTTTACGGCTGCGCCGGACCGGTCCACGAGGCCGCGGCTTTGAACGTCGACGAGACCTTCGGGGCGCCCTTCACCGTGCAGTCGATGTCGGCGTCCAGATACGCCTTGCCCTTCCACCCGAATGTCGGCTCCGACGTGTTGGGCGTCAGTAGCAACGCGCCCGGCGTGGCGGCGTCGACCGCTTCGAAGATGGTCGTATCGGTGCTGTCCCAGAAGCCGCCGAGCGTACCGCTGATATCCTTCAGACCGGGCACGTAGACGAGGTTTAGATCTTGGAAGCAGGTGACGTCCTCGTAGTTGGTTTTTTGCGAGAGCTTCCACCCGTTGAGCGCGATGATCGGGACGGGCGTCACGCCCAACGGGTCGTAGCTGATTTGTCCGTAGCGGCCGGTGAGAATCATGGTCTCCTGTCCTTTCGTTTACGTGGCGATCGTGCCCATCAGGCGGTACTGCCCGCCGCGGTGCTGCCAGCGGATCGACTTGTCGACCTCGTCCACTTCGGTTTGCCGGAGCCGCTGCTCGCGGCCGATCGTCACGGAGCCGTAGCCGACGACGAGGAGGATCGCGCGCGCGAGCAACACATCGATCCGCGCCGCGGCCGGCTTGATGTTTTTCGTCGGCGCGCTCGAGGACTCCACGGCTTTGATCAGATAGAGCGTGTCCTCGAAGACGCGGCCCTCGAAGACGTCCTCGTCGTGCTCGTCGAGTACCGAGACGATGGCGAACTGCTTGGTATTCGGCGGCGCGATGTCGACGTAGACGCCATCGGGCAGCAAACCCTTGAGCGTCGCGTCCGCCCACAGCAGATTGACGATCGCCGCGTCGAGGTCCGAGCCATCAGGCAGCGGCATCGCCAGTGACCTCCAGCCCTTCGCGCTCCAGCAGCGCCGCGAACTGTTCGTACATCCATCGCCGGTTCGCTTCCATCGCGGGGACGAAGACGGGCCGCGGCGCCGTCCGTCCCCACATCGCGCCGGTCTCGTGGACGTTGCCGGCTTTCGTGTCGTAGTGACGCGCCTCCGTGCCGTACTCGTAGATCCACGCGAGATGGGAGGTGTTTTTGACGACGACGCTCACGCCGAGTGCGCCGATATACTCCTGGCTCTGCTCGACGTGATCCCGCAGGTCGCCCGTTTTATCCGGATAGTTGCGCTTCATGTCGAGCACGGCCCGATTGCCGGCGCCCTCGACGATGTGCGCGGCTTCGCCGGCGAGCCGCGTCGGCAGATCCCGCAGCGCGATCTTCAGCTCGTCGAGTCCCTCCCAGTTAAACCATGCACTCACGCCAGCACCTCCACGACGCCGAGCACGAGCTCGCGGCAGCGCTCGTCGACGTTGACGATCCCGACGACGTTCGCGGTATGCGGCCGCAGATAGGCGTCGGTCCACGCGATGCGCGTCTCGATCGTGATCCCCGGATGAAAGGGCACGGTCACGAGCAGCGTCGCCGTCGCCATCACGGTGCTCGACTGCAGCCGCTCCAGGGCGTATGCCGTCGCGGGCACAATCTCCCCGTAGAGCGCGGGCGGATCGAGCGGTGCGAACCCCTGCGTATAGCCGCCGTCGCCGTCGGGGACGGGCGGACCCGGCGCGTCGAACGAGACCCACTGCGCGCGCGAGCTGATCGCCGACTCGACGCCAATCAGACCCATGTGCTACGTCACCCAAATCAGGCGATACGGGGCGATGCATTCCTCGTAGCCCATCGGCACGAATTCCATATGGCGTGCTTCCGACGCGAGATCCCGGCCCAGCGTCGCGAAGTGCGCCGTGAGCAGTCCGACCGCTTGCACGAGCAGCGGCGCCTCCGCTTTCAACGTCGCGGCGTCCGGCCAGCCCGCGACGATCTGCCACGTCCCCGCGACGTCCATCGGTGTCGGGAACTGCAGCGCGCGCGTCGCCGGGTTCAGTCGGAAATTGACGAGACCCGTAGGCGCCGTCACCGACTGCACGGGCCACGCTTGCGGCGGTAGCAACACGTAGGCGAGCGGATCGGTCGTGGGGGCGTACGTGATGCTGCGCGTTTGCGTCAGCAGCGCGAGCCCCGTGTCCTGCTCGACTTGACTGCGCGCCGCGCTGATGAATCCCTCCATCAGCGCGTCGCGGGGATCGCTCGCGGGCCAGTCGAGACCGGCGCGGAGCTTGCCCTCGGCGAGCGTCAGCGGCTCCTCGGTGGGCGCCTCGACGAGCAGCGAGAACATGCCAAGCGGCTGCTGCCAGGGCGCGCTGATGAACGGCGTCGCCGGACTCATTTGCGTCTCGGCCGTCGATAGGTCGCCGTCGTAAATTCGCCCGGCTGCAGGGTCACGATCTCCGGCCCGCTGATCGGCGGACGCGCCGCCGCGAGCTGCTCGTCACGCATCGGCAGCTGCACGACGACGATCCGCTTCGTGCCGACGTAGTCCGGCGATGTGCACGTCGTATGCGGCGCGTCGTCGACGGGACAGCGCCGGGGCTCCGGCCAGTAGATCGGCGACGGCGTCCCCGACCACATTACGCCGCCCTCCCCGACTGCCACGCGGCGCCCTGCCAGTTCGCTTCGCTGCCGTCGCCGAGCACGACGTACTGGCCCGTCGTCCATGCCGTTGCCGGCGACGCGACGACGCTGTCCATCGCGGTGAAGACGTCGGGCGCTTCGGCGCCGGCCGGCGTCCATGTGCCCGGAGCGCCGGCGAGCGCGCCAGTCGCCGCGGGTCCGTTGTTGCTCCAGCCGGGAACCGAGTCGTCGATCGGCGTCGGCGGGGGTTCGGTCGACGAGATGCCGCTATCCGGAGGGCTGTTGCTCCAGCCCGGAGGCGGCGCGGCTTGCGGATCTACGTCCGTCATCGGCGGTCACCCTTCCTTAGCTAAGTAAGGGCGGAGACGTCGGCCGCCCCCGCCCGTGCGTCGTTTCAGATCAGGCCGGTCACTTTGCCGAAAGCGCCGGGACGGTAGACCGCGAGCGCGAGCCGCTCCTCTGCGCGGATCGCCACCAAATTTTTGATGAAAAAATCTTGGTGGCTGTTCGAGGCCTCGACGCGCAGTCCGCCGCGGCGGAAGACCTGCGACATGGTGCCGAACGCCCCGACGAGCGCGGTAGCGACGGCGATCGACGGCGTGACCGCAACCGGCGTGCCCCAGACCGAGGCGTACGGCAGCGACGCGAACGGACCCGCGCCGTAGTACTCGCCCGTGGTGGTTTTCGCCGTCACGATCGAGAACCAGTTCGTCGGATTGATCACGACGCCATCGGGATAGACGAAGGCCGTCGTCGCGATCGCGGTGATCTGTCGGAGGATCGCATCGACGTTCGTCTCCGGCGGCGTCGCGCCCGCATTGCGCGCGACGGCTGCCGCGAGACCCGCACGGTTCATGACGCCCATGATGTTTGGCGGCACGCCGTTTCCGTTTAAGAGTTGATCTTCTTCCGCGAGCTGGACGCCGAGCGTCAAGCGCGCGTCGATGTAGGACTGAATCGCCGGCACGTCCTCGAGCAGCTCCTCGGTGACGGGGAGCCAGTGCGCGATCTTCGAGACGGGGTCGGTGTGCTGATCGAACGTCAACGCGCTTTCCGGTTTCGCGCTGCCTTCAGCCGTCGGCGCCGCGGCGTTCGTGAACGCGGTCTCAATCATGTAGATGATCGCGTTGGCGGTCGCCGTGCCCGACGCCATCAGGTCCGCGACCATCAGACGTTTGAACAGCACCGGGAGAATGCCCGGTAGGTACTGCGGCACGATCAGCTTGCCGCCGCTGGCCGGATCTTCGGTCAACGTGGTCGCGCGCAGCGGTCCCATGCATTCGACCGGAGGGGTCGCCCATGCGCCGTTGCGACGGTGCGCGCCGGTTCGGAGAAACTGCAGAACGTCGGGATTCTGCGTAAATTGCTGACCGATGCTGCGGCGCTCGATCGGCGCCAGCGCCGTGCCGATGCCGCTGTTTTGGATGCCGCCCGTCAGCGCGTTTACGCGGTTGCGGAGCTCCGCATCTCCGCGCAGTCCGTCCAGCTTCGTCTTGATCGCCGCGCCTTCGGCGAGCACCGCCTCGATCCGCGTGCGCTCCTCTTCCGTCATCGGACGAGTCGTCGCGACGGTCCCGTCTGCGTTCAGGGTTGTGCAGTCGTGCGCGATGTCGTTGATCAGCGCGGTCGCCTTCGCCGCGGCGGCGCGCAGATCCGTTTCCAGTTGGGCAATGGTCATTTCAGTAGTTCCAGCTGCAGCACGAGGGCTCGTCGCTCGTACTCGATTAAGGCCGGGTCGCGCGCGACGTGTGAGTCCTTGGATCGCGAGTCCGTGCTCACAGGTGGGGCGTCGACCGCAGCGCGCGTCCCGGCGAGCGGCGTCAGCGCCGGCGTCGTCGGTTGGATGACACGCGCGAGCGTCTCTTGACTGGTCGAGATCCGATCGATCATGCCCGCCGTGAGCGCCTGTTCGGCACTCAGCGTGCGTCCTTGGCCGTAGCCATCGCGGACGTCACCCGGGCGAATGCCGCGGCCCTTGGCGACGTCGCCGACGAAGCGACCATAGGAGCCGTCGACGAGCCCTTTGATGTGCGCTTTCGCGTCGTCGGACAGCGGTCCGCCGTCCGCGCCTTCCGCTTTGTACTTGCCCGCGGACACGACCTCGCGCTTGATCCCGCGCGCTTCGAGCTGCGCGCTGATATCGTCGTGGATCGTGTAGACGCCAATCGAGCCGACGAGCGCCGACGGCGAGGCGACGATCTCCGTGGCGCCGCTCATCGCCCAGTACGCCGCGGACGCCATCAGATGATTGGCGTGCGCGACGACGGGCTTGACGGTCCGCGCGCGCAGCACTTCGCGCGCGAACTCGGAGGCGCCGGCCACGTTCCCGCCTGGACTGTCGACGTCGAAGTGGATCGATTTGACGTTCGGATCGCTCACGGCCGCTTGCAGCTGCTCCGTCAGCGCGTCGAACGTCGTCCCCCCCGACGACTTCGTGAACATATTCATCCGCGGCGCAATGACGCCGTGAATCGGAATCCACGCGATCGAGCCGCCCGCGGCGGCCGGCACATCGCGCGTCGAGCGCGCGTCGAGCGCGTCCGCGATCGCGACGTCGTCCGGGTCGAGCCCGGCGATCCGCTGCGCGAGAATGTCAGCGATCAGCGCGCGCATAGCGTCCGTGATCGCCCACGGATGCTCGATGGCGAAGGCGACGAGATGCACATAGTTACGCGGCGTCGGCATCGGGTTCCTCCACATGCGGGACGAGCGCGAGCGGCGCGGGCGGATCGGTCGCCGTCGCCTCCGCTGCCGGCGCTGCAGGTCCGCCCGTATCGAATGCGATCGACGGTCCGCCTTGCTGCTCCGCGACGCGGTCGCAGGTCGGATCGTCTGTGATGCGTGGGAGATTGAGACGCGCGCGCGCTTCGTTCGGCGTCATGAAGGCGCGACGGACGGCGACGGCGAGCGACGCCGTCTGCTCTTCAAAATTGCCCTTCAGCTTTTCGGCAATGTTGAACTCGCAATAGATATCGCCGCTCGCCTTCACTTCCGGCAGCAGCCACAGCTGGATCGCGAGCTCGATCATCGTGAACCACGGCCCGAGCGTGTCGGCGTACAGCTGCTTGTGCTGCTCCTTGATGTTCGAAAACGTCGCGTGCTCCAGGTCGCCGACGAACGGGGGCGGGATGTGATAGGCCGCGGCGCATTCGGTGCGCGACAGCTTCCGCGCGCTGATGTATTCCGAGTCGCGGAAGGATTGCGAGATTTGCTTGAACGTCATCCCGTCTTCGAGGACGGCGACGGTGCCGGCGCCATGCGCGCCGCCGTGTCGGGCTTGCCACTGCTCGCGCCACGATTGCTTCTGCGTCGGCGTCCACTTCGGCGCCTCTTTCGGCCGCTCGATGACGCCCTCGACTTGCGCGGAATTCTGCCAGTAGCTTTCGCGATGGTCCGCCGCGGCGCTTTCTTCGGCGAGCAAGCGCGCGAGGGTCACGAGCGGCGACAAGCCCATGACGTCGCTCAGCGTGTTGTAGCCGTTGAAGTAGACGACCTCGGTCAGATCGAGCTGCTGCGGCTCCGCGCCGCGTGGCGTATAGACGTAGTGGTCGGGCAGCAGTCCGCCGCAGACGAGCACGTCGACCGGCGACAGCCGCACGAGCCCGATGCGCTGGGGAAGCCGGACCTTCAGCCAGTACGCGTTGTAGTACACCGCGAGATCGGCGACGAGACTTTCGATGAGCCGATAGCGCGTGGTCGCATAGTTCGGATGCTCGATCCAGTCCGCGAGCGGGAACTCGGCCGCGGTCAAACGCACGCGATCGCTGTCGGAGATGCGCCGGTACCAGTGCAGCCCACAGTCGGCGATCCCGCGCGCGAGGAAGTCGACGCACGTCCGGATGTTCGGCTGCGTCGCGTAGACCTGCGCGAACGCCCACGGATTGCCGAACAAGCCGTACCAGCCCGAGGACCAGCCGGTCTTCATGGCGTCGTAGCTGTGCGCGGGCGGCGCCAGCGTCCGCAGCTGTCCGCACGAGAGCACGGACGCCATTACTCGAGGACCTGCAGGAAGGCGACGTTGTTCCGATGCACGAGAACGTCTCCGTCAGCCGGCTCGGGATTCAGACCGGGTTTCAGCACAAAGCCCTTTTTCAGCACCAACCACGCGCCGCGCGACTGCCAGAGCACGCCCCGGATCGCTGTGTCCGTCTCCGCAATCAGATGCACGACGACGACGCGATGGAGACACGGCGGTCGCCACCACAGCAGACGCCACATGCGCCCGCTAGTGTCGAGCCGTTTCGTCGAGGCCGGAGTTTTGGTGTCGTTTATTCGTCGGTGTCGTCGTCGGCGAGCTCGCGCCGGAGCCCGCGCCGGAGCAGCTGCGGCAGACTGATGCCTTGGCGCTGCGCGAGCTCGTAGGCGCGATCGTAGTCGGCCGACGGTACGTAGACTTGCACCTTCGCCGGCTTGTCCCCGATGGTCAGCGGCGGCCGTCCTGGCGCCCGTTTGTGCTCCATACGCTTACCTCACGCGACCAGCAGATCCGGATCTTCCGCGGGCTCGTCCGGGTGCAGTCCGACCAGCCGGCGCGCGATCACCGCGGCGACGACGGGATCGATCCGGCCGCGGCTCTTTTTCTTCACCGGAAAAATGTTGTCCTTCACATCGCGCGTTACGACCGCATTGCTGACGCAGTACTCCATCAGCGGATGACCGCCGGCGTCGACGAGCCCATCGAGCACGTCGGCTTCGAACTCCTTCGCCGGTCCGCTGATCTGCTGCATGTTCTGTCGGACCTCGACGACGGTGTAGCCGAGACCGGCGAGCTCCGTCATCAGGTTTCCCGAATTCCACGGATCGACGCCCACGAGTTGCACTTGAAAGCGCTGGCCGGCGTACTCGACCCAGTCGCGCACGACGGACTGATCGATCCGATTGCCGGGATTCGTCCACAGGAGTTTCTGTTCGACCCAGTGTTCATAGGGCGCCCGGTCTCGCCGCGCGCGCTCTTCGAGGGTATCGGCCGGCGTCAGACACCACGGCACGACGCGCCAGGTACGCCGCTCCGCTGTCGGCGGAAAGAGCAACACGACCGCGGTCAGATCGATCTTCGAGGACATATCGATCCCGATGTAGCACGGCTGGCCGTCGAGCTCCGCGAGCGACCACGTCGACTGCCCGCGGCGCCAGCCTTCGAGCGACAGCCACGGGGTCAGCGCGTGGACCCAGATGTTCAGCCGCTTTTGCTTGAACGCATTCGCGGCGTCGTTCATGTGCAGCGCTTTGCTCGCGAGCGCGCGCATGTCGTCGGGCAGCACCGAGACGCCGTAATTGGGATTCGCCTTGATCCATGTCGATTCCGCAAACGGATCGTCGCCGACGTCCGCATGCGCGATGAACGCGAAGAAGGTCTCGTCGTCGATCAGGCGGTCGAGAATCTTGCACGCGTAGTCGTGTTGGCTCCCGCACGGAGAGAACGGATCGGCGCCGGCGGTCGTGATCTGAAAATTGAGCGGCTGCAGGCGCGCGCCGGTCGCCGTTTCCATCACGTCGATCAGGCCGCGGTCGCGGTGCGCGTGGAACTCGTCGACGATGATCAGGTGGGGATTCAACCCGTCGGTCGAATCCTTGTCGGCGCCGAGCGGTTCGAGCTTCTGCGCCCAGCTGTCGCGGTGCATATTCGCCGCGAAGACGCGGATGCGGCTGCGGAGGCCGCTCGTTCGAACCAACTTCGCCGCGTCGCGCCAGACGATCTTCGCCTGTTCGCGCTTCGTCGCAATGGTATACCCTTCCGCGCCCGCTTCCCCGTCGAAAAACGTGACGTAGATCGCGACGATCGCCGCTTCGAGGGACTTGCCCTGCTTACGCGGAATCTCGTTGTACGCCGTCCGGAAGCGCCGGAGGCCGGTCTCGACATGCACCCACGCGAAGAGCGACCCGAGCCGAAACTGTTGGTACGGCTGCAGCTTGATAAACTGGCCGGCCCACTGGTTCCCTTTGTAGTGTTTCAGCTGCTCCGCGAACCGAAAGAAGCGCTCCGCTCGCGCGATGTCAAAGCGGTAGGGAAAGTCACGCCGTCCGATGCGGGCGACGTCGTCGACGTGGCGCCGACACGCGAGCCGATGGTACTTGCCGGCCGGCAGCCGGCCCCGAGCCACCGCGATCGCGTAGGCGTCGAGTGCGTTCGCCGGCCGGAGATTCATTCAATGTCTCGTCCCTTCGATCGGCAGCGGCGTATCGAACTCCGAGAAGGCATCGCCGCCAGGACCCGGCCCGTCCCCGCTCTGCACCCGCGAGCGGCTCGACGGGGTCAGCCCGAGCTCCGCCCATAGCCGGATGCAGTTGTTCAGCGCCCGATTGGCGATCGGGATGTAGGGGTTCGGCATCGGGTAGCCGCTGGGCGCCTTCACGACCAGCATCGTCGTTTTGTCGTACGCCGAGAGATACCGGGCCCACTCCCGGCACAGCGCGAGCAGCGCGCCGCGGTCCGCGTCGGTGATAACGCCCGCCGCTCGCATCATCGGGGCGAGCCGGCGCCATTCGCGGCGCGCGGTCTCGTCGTCCTCGAGCTCCGCGGGGGGCTCGTCGAAGGCGTCGATCGGCGCCGGGAACGTCGGCTCTTGCTCGTTCAGCGGCCGATGCCCCGGATTGCCCTCGATCATTTTCTGCGCTGTCGGCTTCGGCTTCCGCCCTCGCATTCGGTCTCCAAAAAGCGCGCGAGCTGCGCGCGGCGCCACGAGAACGGAATCCGCCGGACCACCCAGCGCGGCGCGTAGCACGCGATCCACAGATACACCGCCACGCCGATCGTCACTCGCGGATCTCCGCGGTCCGGATCTCGTCGTGTGTCGGCGCGTTGGCGGCGACGCCGTCGACGATCGTCCGGTTCAGCATCGGATGCCAATCATGGGACGGCCCGAAGTCGGAATCCGGGTGCCACGCGAAGACGTCGAGCGAGTCGTCGTCGGTGTGAAAGCTATGGCGGCCACCGGTCGGAATGTGCCAGAACATTCCCGGCGCGAGCTCGTAGTCGCGGTCCGGCGTCCGACAGGTCCCGCGGCCGCGCAGAATGATGCCGATCCGATCGGACGGGTGAATGTGCTCCGTCTGATGAATGCCGGCCGGCAGGTGCAGCAAATTCAAACACGGATCGCCCAGCTTCGCCGGACAGACGAGCAGCGAATCACTACAACCGTCGATGTAGCGGAGCCGGCCCATCGGCTCGACGGGCCCACCCGCTTGCGGCAGCCCGACGTACGACGGCGTATGGATGATCAGCCCGGCGCCGTTGCGGATCAGCGCGCCGCCTGGAACCTGCGCGTAGCTGCCGACCGCGATCGTGACTTGCGCGCCCTCCCACATCACATACGACGGCGCGATCGGCAGCAGGACCGCGCTGCCGTGCGGCGGTACCGTCGTCCCTTTCTCGTTCCAGCTCCGGAGCGCGATCGGGCCGCACGGCGAGTCGAGAATATCGACCGCGATTGCGTCGTCGACGATCTGCCACGCTTTGAACGTCATCATCCGGGTATCCATCCTTTCGAGAAATCGGTCCCGTCGCGCGAGACCCGCGTCGGCATGCCCGCTTTGTCGGCGAGTCGATCGACTTCCTCGGGTTCCATCTGCATCAGAAAGCAGACGTCCTCGACGGCGTTGCCCGCGGTCAGCAGCTGCCGGACGACTTCCGCCATCGGGGCGATCGCGTGCTCGCCGCGGGCGCGGTTGTGCCGGACGGTCGACATCATCCGATGCGCCCGGTCGCCGAGAATGCGGACGATCGGCACGAGGCCTTCCGTCAGCCGGGCGACCTCCGGGTCCGTCGCCGCGACGCGCCACCGATGCTCGCCGTCGACAATGACCGGCTTCGCGTCGGAGCCGTCATCGAACACGACGACGGGCTGTGTCCATCCGTCTTCGAGCAGCGAGATGCGGAGCAGCCGATTCTCCGGAGGGGGCTGGACGTTCGGGTTGTAGTCGTTGGCGACGATCGCCGCGGCCGGCACCCATTCGATGCGGTCGAGCGGCTGTAGCTTACGCGGGGATGCCATGCTTTTTCCGGGCCTTGATCGCGTTGTTGCCGATTTTCTGTTGGACGCGGCCGAACTTGTTCCCGCCGATCTTCGCCGCCAGATACAACCCCTTCCACGCGAAGCCGCTGATCGGATGCGGGTCCGCGTCGGGCATCGGCGCGCCGCCGCTGCGGTTGTTATGGTTCGAGAGACAGACGCGGATCGCCGCCGCGGCTTCCTTCTGACTGCTCGCCGGCAGCGTCCGGAGGGTTTGCATCGTCCACTCCCGCCACGTCATGCCGGGCGGCAGATCGTCGGCCTCGACCCCGACAGCGTAGAGCTCCGTGTTGGCGTACCGCGCCGCGGTCGCCGCGCCGGGGACGCGGTCGACCATCTTCGCCCAGAGCGCCGGCCAGCAGGTCTTGTAGGTGTGCAGCCGGCGGATCGGTTGTTCTCCGAACGGCGGCGAGCAGCGCTGCGCGAGCCGCGTCAGCCCGGCGCCTTCCATCAAGTCGTAGGCGCGGTTGTAGTCCCACCCGAATTGTTTCGGGGCGATCCACACGTCCTCGGTTTGCCAGTCGTAGATCGGATAACAGTTCTTGGACTGCGGCGCCGCGCCCGGACTCATGAACGCCTCGTAGCCCTTCTTCGAGGCGACGGCCCAGTGACGCGAGAGACTTTCCTGCGTCCGGATACCCATGATATTCGCGAGCGTGCCGCGGCCGGGCGGATAGAGCGCGCGCATCTGGCCGGCGATGCCGCTCCGATTGAAGCCGGGATAGTCGGTGATCGCCGTCGGCGGCAGCTCGCGCACCCACCGCTCGCGGTCCTCGGGCGCCCACGTATACCAGTACGGCGAGTGCGTCGAGCATGCGTTCCGATGCTGAATCGGCACGCAGTACCACGAGAACGCGATCTCGGGCCGGAGGATCACGCGCGCCATGTACTCGACGGTCTCGGGCGGAATCGCTTCCTCGTCGAACGTGTAGACCTCGAGCGGCAGTCGGTTCTTGGCGCGCGCCACTTCGAGCGCGAGATTCATGCAGCAGGTCGAGTCCTTGCCGCCGCTGAAGGACACGACGACGCGGTCGAACGTGTCGTAGACGTGCGCGATGCGGTCGAGCGCGAGCTCGTAGCAGCTCGCCGCCCCGTGCACTTTGCTATACGTGCGTCCCATTGTCGGCCTCGCTTGGCTGATGGTTATCGGCCCACGCCTGGAGCGCCGCGGTCAGCGCATCGCCGGCCGTCTCGACGCGGTAGAGCGCCCGCGCGGCCCGGAGCGCGGCGCGGACGATCCGTTCTTGGTCGATCGTCAGCGCGCAGAAAAACGTATGCGGGTCCGCGCCGGAGACCGGCGCCTCGTTCTCGTCGGGCTGCGGGGTCGCCTGTCGCGCCATCGCGTCGATCTCGTCGGCCGAGGCTTTCGACGCCATCGCCGTTTCCTCGTCCTCCGTCCAGAAGGGTTGCAGCGTGAGCCCCGCGGCCTTGTCCGTTTCGAGCTGGTCGAAGTCCCATTCGGACAGCTCGCCGGTGCGGTTGTCGTAGATCGCGAGCGCCCGCTTTTGCTCCGGCGTCAGGCCGCGGCGCCGCACCGCGATCAGCTCGTCGCCGTCCGTCTCGATCACGCGGACCTTCCGGATGCCGGCCATCTCCGCGGCGACGGTGACGCCGTTGCCCGACAGCACGACGTTGTCTTCATCGACGACGATGGAGCGCGCGGCGCCCACGGAGCGCAGCGCGTCGGCGATCATGCCGATGTTCCGCGCGCCGTGCTTCCGTCGGTTCTGCGGGTCCGGCACCAGCTCCGATAGCGCGACGTCGAGATCCGGCGCCGGCTGCTGCGCCGGCTGCTTTTTCGTCATACACCCTCCCGATAGCCGTTCCCGGCGTCCTGCGGCCGCTGGACCGGAGGTTCGGACCGGCCGGCCGCTACCCTACCGGCCGGTCGCCGTCCTGCCGTCCTGCGGCTTCCAGCGGCTCCGGACGGCCGGAACAGCTGACACCCCCTCAGTGAATTTCGCGGGCGCACGCGAGAGGC